TATATATTATATATAAGGAAGCGACACGGAAAAGCTGTAGGCCTGGGAAAAAGAAAAAAGCCCACGACCAGAAAAAGAAACACCGTGTTTTAGCACGGCTTGGAATCCTTTCCGATCATGGGCTATATACTCTATATATCCATATCTAGGCTACATATAAATACTATATATAGTAGCTTGATTACATAATACAACAATATGAGGTGTAAATCAAGTTAAATATTTTTAAAAGTGCAAGTTGCACAAATTAAAAATTTACGGCTGAATATCTGAAAATAGGCAAAGAAAAACGGCAAGCTGTGCGCCTGCCGTGCTTCTTTCTGAATTTTTAAGAGTTGGGATAAGCCAAAACAAAGCGCTCTGTTGTAGGGTCCTCTTTGATTACGCTTCCAGGATACTCTCTAAGCTGCCGTTTTAACTCCTTCAGATCTGCATAGGCTTCTTTTTGGTAACTTCTTAGCTCCTGTGAGGTGTAGTTGTGTAAGTAGCCATAGCCTAAATTGTCATCTATAATTGCGTTCTCGTGCTCTATGATCTTGTCATACAGTACTTTCTTTATGTGCCCATCGTCACACAACACGGACACATATTTTTTTCGCTCTCTTTTGTGTGGTTTTTTGAGCTTGCTTGGGGTTGGTGCTGGAAGACTTTCGGGAGTGCCTACAGGCAAAAAGCCCCGGTCTGTTGCTCCATCATAACCGGCTGAGTAGTCCAAGCATTCTTGATAGCTAATGCTTTTGTAGTATCCTTGCCGTGCTCAAGCAAAATAAAAACAGCGTCTCCGATACTAAAAGTCTGTCCTGGTTTTAAAATTGATAACTTGCTGTAACTCATGCGGCCACCTTCTCTCAAAAGATTTCAACACCGAGCTTGTCAGCTGCTGCGCTTACTACGTCCTCTACGGTGTCACTGTCGGCGCTGTCGTACTCGTCCGCCATGTCGGCTAGCTCACACAGGCGGCGGCAGTCGTCCGGGTTCCACTCTCTGCTAGACTTGATGCGATATGCTACAGCCTCCGGCACGTCTAAATCTTTAAAAAGCTCATGTCCTGCTGCGCCCATGCGGCGCCAGTTGAACTCAACACGCTCGATATACTGGGCGTCTGTGTAGCGGTCTGGCGTTGCCTTCGTCTCTGCGATTAAATCGCCATTTTCCGGGTGATACTCCATCTCCTCAAGCTCTTCTGCTACTTCTTCCATAGTCTTTCCGCCCCACTGGTAAGACTCAAACGGGTCTGCATATGGCCAGTTTTCACGAGCTGCTGCCAGAACTGACAGCCCTGTTCCTGGATCAGCTTCAAAACCGCCAAGAACGTTTACAACCTTGCCGCTCTCATCGCGTGTCACTGCCTGGATACCGCCGCCGTTGTCCTCATAAAATTTTGTTGTATACTGCTGCTTCTTTGACATATCTTTTTACCTTTGCCCCTGTGGGGCTTCCTTTCTCTCTTTGTGCCTTTAGTATAACTTAAAAAAGTTACTATGTCAAGCTTTTTTTTGAAAGTTTTTTAAAATTTTTTCTTCTTCGGCTTGGTCTGGTGCATAGTATATAAGGTGCTCCGGCTGCATGTGCAAGATGCAGCATATACGATTGATAGCCTCAAGGCTTATATGTGTATCTCCTGCCTTAATCTTTCGCCATGTATCCTGCGATAATACGCCGCTTTTCTGCGCTGTGTAGGCTGTAACGCCTGCGGTAGCCAGTGCGCCGGCTACGTCAAATTTAAACTTTATCATATTTGTAGTACTCTCCTTTCGTGCTTGGTGTATCGCTACATATATATAGTAGCTTTTCTACGGCAAAAAGTCAAGAAAAAATATAACGAAAAAAAGTTATAAAAAGTCTTGACATAACTTTTAAAAGTGATATAATAAGGGTGTAAACAAAAAAAGCCGGTTGCACTACCTACCAAGCAAACGCAACCGGCACCAATCAAAAAAAAGAAAGGTAGCTTGATTATACATCAAGCAAAGGGAAAAAACAATGTTATATTCAGAGTTAGCAAAAACTTACAGAAGGCTTTTTAAGAAATATCCAAATATTTCTAGTCTCCAGGATTTTGGCGGCAAGATTTTAGAAGAAAAAACAACCTATGCTAAGCACGGCACGCGTTGGGTTGAAGTGAAAAAAGAAGAAAAAGAAGTACCGGCAACTTATGTTTTTAATGTATTTGATGCAGTACAATTTTTTAAAGACTTAGGCGGATACGAAAAAGTAAGTTGTGGCTATACAAAAGCTGGATATCTTCCAGATGAGCTGCTAAGCATCAGCCCTAACAGAACGGAAAAAACAGTAAGAAAATATTATTTCATTTAAAAAATAAGGTGGGCGAAAATGCCCACCTTTTTTATTTGCTTCGTGCCTGATCAAGTAGCCGCTGCGTCTGCTCCTGGCCGTATATATCCATGATATCAAGCTGATACCGTGCATCAGTCAAGAGCCTTTGCAGGTCTACCGCTTCCAGTTCTGGCGGTGTAGCCGCTGCAGGTTCTTCTGCATCTGGTGACGCTGATCGGATGCTATCGCGGTCTATAGCTGCATCGGCTGCATCTGTCAAAAACTGCGCTAGGCTTTGCCCTCTGGCGGCTGCTGCGTCTAAATACTTTTGCTTACATCCTTTTTTCACGCGGATATTTATCTGCTCAAGATGTTCTTTTTGATACTTCATGATCGCGTTTTTCTGTGCCTCTGAATACTTGCTCATTTTACACCTCCTATAAATAATGGCCCTATTCCACCACTAGCATAATTATAACATAGAAATATAGTGCTAGCTATAGACAAAATAAACAAAAAATCTATAGCTAGCTTGTGAAATATCACAGTTGACTATAGCTAGCTATAGAAGTATAATACAGTCAGAAACAAGGAAAACAACAAACACAGAAAGGAAGTAAAAAAATATGAAAAGAACAAAAAATATGATTTATAAGGCATCCGATGAAGCAAGAGAGCTGTTTTTATATGCTACTAACTCAGGCGTTTTGTATGATCGCCAGATTAAGCCGAGTATCGAAAACCTCAGAAAAAAAGCAAGAAAGGGGACCTTTGATAAAGACAAGGCGGCAGACCTCTTTTATTATGTAGCTACAAGCGCTTCGGCCATGTATGATAAAGATTTTGGATTTAGCTTTTCTGTCCAGCAGCGCTTTACAGCCGCGGTTGATATGGTTGATTTTTACATTGATGAAATAGAAGAGATTTAAGCCGAAACGCCCAAGGCTGGGCGTCCGTTGGGGATTGCCTCCCGGCGCTGATGATGGCAGGCAAGAAAGGGAAAAGTTATGACAACATTACAAATTATTAGATTGAATGAAAGCGCCCCAGCTATGGCGCACGGTTTCCGTTATAACGTCCAGATTTGGACGAAGGACAGCGGCCGCGGCTGGTGCTATGCCGGAAACGGCAAGTTTTTAAAGACTGCAGGCGAGGTTCTGAGCTATGGAAAGGAACACGCTGATTTTTACAGTGCTGATATGTACAAGGATTTTTACGCCTGCATGAGTGAGGAAGACGTTGTATATTTTGTAGGGGTTTACAAGTGGCACGCCTTCCGCGTATATCCAGACGGAAAAATTACAAAGGCAACTGAGCAAGAACGCGAATTGGCCGGAAAATGGCTTGAAAGAGAGAAAGGAAAGCGATGATCACAACAAAAATTGTCTTGCTGGGCGACACTCACCCGGCAAGACTTCGCGGTTATGGTTACAGTGTGCAGATTTTTGTAGATGGTGAATACAGTAATATTTGCAAGCTGTGCCGGACTCTGGCAGATGCTGAAAGCTACGCTAAGGAATTTTAAGTTTTGCGTTTCTCCGCTTTAGGCGGCGAGGTTCACGACCTGGGGACGCTATTTGGGCGGTGTGACCGCCTCCGGTGAGGGCTACCCATGCGGTTATAAGTGATCTATACCCGGCGCAGGTGCTGCGATAAACCCCGGCGAGGTTGGCAAGAGGTTGAGACAAGAGCGACGCCGTCAAAATACAAGGGAAAAACATCAACCGCAAATGCGGAGGCGCTAACGTCCGCAAACGGCACGAGATCCAGAAAGCTGTATAATCGTCTGGACATCTAGCAGCTTATGCATCTGCTAACACAACCGATTGCATACGAGATGGAAACCAGCGAAAAAGGTTAAAGGCTGTAAAGGTCAGGCGGTGCGGAAAGCTGCGGCAAGTACGGTAAAAACTGACAGGATAAAGGAAAGACCGTCTGGGGGTCCGTTACCCCTGTAGTGCCGGGGTGATCCGGTAAAAGATTTGAGAGCTACACGAAACGGCGTCATGCACTACTTGCCACATTTGGCAAGCATCACGGAGATAATAAAAAGTAACTATATGGAAATAGCAATACATGAAAAACAATGTATGCACTGAACAAAGCAAAGAAAGGTTAAAACAATGATTTTACAGACAGTATCTATCAGTGCCGCGCCGCGAGAGCTACATATAAAGCTTTTCAAGGTTCACGGTGATGAGCTGGAGAAACTTGAGAAAGAGATTGCAAGCCTTGATGCTGTGGCTCTTGTATTCGAGGCGGTAAAGGCTCCAGGTGTGGTGGCACACTGGGAAGTGCAGCACGAAATTGACGGCAAGACATACACAGAGCAACGCATATTGCACGCATCCGTAAAAAATCTGGGCTGCATTCAGTTTTCTACAGCTCACATCTACCCAGACGAATATATCCCGGTGATGGATTCACAGTTTAAAAATGCATCTGATTTTTTCCGATATGAAGCGCCACTGTCGGCGGTTGTTATTATTGAAAAGGTTGCGTGACACGGAAAGAGGTGATAAAATGAAGGTAATCTGGGAATCAAGCCTGCAGATTGAGAAGATGTGCAGCAGTGCAGAGCGTGCCATTCTCTGCCAAATGTCAAGAGGGTTCAAGGCAACTTGTTACTCGGCGTGCTGATCTTTGACGGTATGGCGGTTGCACTGTGTTTTGGGAGTGTTCGATAGGAGAACATAAAATATTTTGTGCAATATTTACAATGTGCAAACAGTACTGCTATCTTATAATAGTGCATATTGACAAGGGAAAGGAGTCGGCAATGGCAAAGAAAGATTTAACAGGCGAACGGCATGGAGATTTGGTGGTGCTGGGAGCTTCCGAAAATAAATACGCTAGTCCTAATACCGGAAAAAGAATAAGCCTTTGGAAAGTGAAATGCTTAAAATGCGGAAATATAAAAGAAATGCAGGCATCTCACTTTTACAGATGTGTAACATGTGGATGCGTAAGAAGACGTAAATACCACAACTGTGTAATATGTGGAAAGCCATTTATTTGGCATCCGAGTGATACAAAACAATGTTGTTCTGCTAAATGTGCGGCACAATTAAGAAAGAAACACGGCTTGTGTACGCCAAAGGGGACACCTATGCCGCCTGCTCTAATTGAAGCTCAAAAGAAAAGTCAATTAGTAAAAGCGGCTCGCGAACGATTTGCAAAAGAAGCAACTAAAGCGGCTCATGCTTTGCCAGAAGGACAACCGGGACCGCAAAACAGAACTGCTAAAAAATGGATTTTAATTGATCCTCTAGGAAATTACTATATAGCAGTATCGTTGAAGGATTGGGCTAGAAGAAATTGCCGAAGGTTCTTTGATGAAGATGTACCAGAAAATATTGCAGCTGGACGCGTGCGTGGTGGTTTTACTGCAATTGCAAGTAGTTTACGTGGTGTGTCTTCACGGAGATCTAGGCCAGTGTATACTTATAAGGGCTGGCGATTGGAAGAGTTACCAGTTGAAAAGACCGAAGAGGATGTTAAAATGGCGTTGGAAGAAAATAGGAGACAAAATGGCGAAGAGAAAGAAAAAAGTTGAGAATAAACGAATCCTGGCACTAGAACTGTACAAAGGATTCTTAAAGGCTGAACCTGATTTGGCTGATCAAGCAAAAGCTGCGATTGAGGATTTTAAAGCTCAAGGCGCAAAATGGGACGAAAATATTGTGTACTGTCCTAATGATAAAATACTGCTAGAAATCAAAAAAGCACGAATGGGGGAGCCAGATGCGAAGTATTTCAAAAGGCTTAGAAATGCCACTGCAGGATTGATTTCAGCAGTGGCAACATGGGATTTATCAAAAGTAATTTATCGCTTTGATGAAGATTTTTATAGTGAATTAAGAGAAACAGAAGGAATAGAAAAAGTTCCGGTAAACATGTTACTTCATTTGCCATATAAATGTTTATGTCTTCAAGTTGGTGATGAATCAAGGTTTACATATTTGAATTATGATTTTGAATTTAAATTATATGAATTAAGGATTGAAAGACTTTTCTTTAATGACGATGAAAACAGAATTGAATCAAGGAGCTATTTTTTAACCTTATCGTCTGATAAATTACAAAAATGCATAGACCATACAATTTCCAGTGGAATTGATAACTATAAAAGAGTGGGGCTGCCGGAGTTTTCGGAGAAATTTGAAGAAACATATAGAAAAGATCGCGAAATATTTCAAAGCACAATACAAATGATTCTGTTTATACTGTCACAGAATGTAGATATTGTCGAGAATGAAGAAAACAAGAAAGCAAGAAAGAAATATGTTCGTTCTGGTGCAAAGGAGATTCCCAAGGTATTGGATGCAGGATACCGTGTGGGAGCTGAAATAAGGAACGTTAGGGAAATCAATGTATACAAGAACAAGACAGAAGCAAATGAACAAAACCTTGATACACTACCCTCTGCCGCAGGAAGTAAAAAGACTCCGCATGTACGCCGCGCACACTGGCATCATTTCTGGATAGGGAGTGAAAAGGCAGGAAACAGAAAACTTGTGATCAGATGGTTGCCACCTATAGCAATAGGAAGCAGAGTCCAGGATCTTTCACCAGTTGTACATGATATTAGAGCATAGTCAAAAACTTCTGGTTAAAGTCACGAATTTTTAATAAAAAGAAAGGAACGGGAAAACAAGAATGAATGAAGAAAAAATGAAACGAGTAATTGAAGCAGCAACGCAGTGCAAGCCACTTGCCAAAAATGATTGGCCGAGAGGGCACGAAGAATGGGGATGGTTGTTGGATAGAACATGCGATTTGTACAGCAATTATATTTCTTTGGAAAATGAAGCTCTGAAAAAGGCAGTTAAAATTGTAGTTGAAGAGTTTTTTGATTTTGTCGATAAAGTCTATCCAGAAAACGAAGAGCCTATTCCAGGTAAAGAATTTTTTGATTCTGTTGATAAAAACTATTTAGAAGATAAATGGTATATTCCGGATTTTGCAGAAGAATTATATGAAAAACTTGTTGACGATGATGGAGATGAAAAAACGGAAAAAGAAAGAGATATAGAACGTACAATAAACTTGATGATGACAATAATAGAATTTACGTGTCATTGTGAGGAAGAATACTTAGCACAAATGCCTGCCGAAGAGTTAAAAGCATGGGAAACATTAGCAAGGATAGATAAAAATTATAGAATAAAAATTTGTCGCGGATATAAATTTGGGAAAATAGCAGATGGTTTTGTGATCGACGACACAGCTGATAACTTGATACAGCTCCACAAAAACGCAGAAGAGGCACGAGAAAACGAAGCCCCTTATCCGTTTAAATGGTATATGTAAAAATAAAAAATATAATATTAAGGTATAGCTAAAAAGTAGGGATAGAATCAAATCTATCCCTATTATTTTACAGTTCTTGACAGTATCTTACATTACTTTACATTATTATACATTATTTTACTGTAAAATAATGTTAAAATCTATCGGCTTTTCTTACGGCGCTTCTTCTGCTTCTGCTGTTTGTATTCGGTTCTTATGACTGTGATATTTCCAACAGTTTCCTCTGTTCTGATGCGCTTCAAACTGCCGACATAGGTTGTTATGCTGATTTCGTGCTTCTTTCCACTTCTACTGCCCATGTCATCCCCTCAACTTTCTTGTAAGCTGTTGTCCGAATGATTCTCGATACGTGATTTTTACGTCTGTGTCCACATCAATGGGGCGGCCAACGACTAAAATTTCTGCAGGATGGAGCCGGGAACACATTTCCTTGAAGCCCTGTCGATAACACTCCTTGCCTTGATCGGTAAAGCAGCCGTTTGTACTGATTGCCAGCGTACTCTCTTCTGGCAGCCCTTCAAAGCAAAAATCAAACGTCTCTGCATTTCCCCAACCTACAGTTGGGATGACGTTGCAGCCGTTCATAAATAGCCACCATGCAAGGGCGCGGCTTCTGTACACTTGATGCAGCTGCATGACCTTTGGCATAGAGTCATAAAATGAGAAGTCAGGAGCACAGACATATTTGAAATTTTCAAGCATCGGAAGATACTTTTGCGGTTGATTCCATAATGGCTCGAACCGTGCATCATCAATAAAAAAGTGGCAAAGCGCCTTCTTCGGATTTTTTTCTTTCATCGCCTCACAAAATGATACTGCATTAAGCCCACTCAGAGCAGCATGTACTGGAAGCAGTTTTGGAAATCCCAGTGGAGTAAGTTCGGATTGATAAAGATATCGCTCACGGAGAACGTCTTTTTGCGTGTGAATCTTTGTGTACATCTGCCTTCCTTTCTGGCACATTGCCTAAAGTCGTGCGTGTACTGTGATCTTTATTTTATGCACAGTACCTAATTGTATTGTTTCCTAAAAGCTGATATATAAGTTCGTCTGCAACAGTTACTATACTCCTGCCAAAAAGACTTATAAAGTCTGCGACGATTTCCTCTGTTTCAATCGGGATAGAGTATCCGTATTCCATTGCGTGAACATGTGTTAATTCGTGGCACAGCACTTTATCAATCATCTGGCTTGACAGATCATTACACATAAAGACAGTCTTTAAATTGTTGTCGGTTACGCCGAGTGTATATGTTCCGTCACTGCGCTGCAACTGCGGATCACCAGGATTGACAAAGCAAACTTGCCAAGTGTTGTTATTTACTGTAAAAAACATTTGATACCCCCATTATAGCACATTTATAATAAGTGCGCAATTGAAATAAAACCGGGAGCATTTGCCCCCGGCTGTACCATTGATTATATACGCTGTACCCAGTTTGTCATTTTGGTTTTCATCATCGTTTTTTCGGAAGCTGAAAGCCCTGGCATGATCTCTTTAAGATCTTCGTCGATAACGGCTAGCAAGGACTCAAGCCCTCGCATGTTTGCGTCATTGTCTTCTTTGGTATTAGCTTTGTGCATGTCCTTAGTCTCACTGTATGACCTTCTAGCACGGTCATATCGGCTTTCTGACTTCATTCCCATATCTTCTACGCTTCTACCATCTGACGGCATTTGGGAGCCTCTACGTGGGTCAGAGTAGTACATGCGCCCAAAGCGGAGTCTATCAAGATCACGCATACGCTCTTCTTCTGGCATATCAGCCCATTCATAATACATTTCTGGTGTCATGTGCCAATAAGGTGGTTCGTCATAACCGCGTCTGCCTGTGGTTCTTGTCCCTCTACCCTTTGGGGCAAATCTGCCGTTAGCATATCTGTAGCGGTCGTAATAGCGGCGTGACGGGTAATCACCGTATTGCTCAACCATTTCCATGATTTCATCATCGTTTTGCAGCTTATCCATTGCCTCAACGATGCGATAATCTTTATCAAAGCAAGCAATGTTCTTAACAATTTCGGTCCAATCTTTTAAATCATCAAGGTTCTGACCTTCGAAATTATCAATTCCGATAGCTTTAGCTTTTTCTTTAACACATTCCAAGATCTCTTTAGCCCATTTATGCATAGTCTACCTCCAATTAAGCAACTCTAGTCACTATAAGGTTTGCGTTAGCAACTTCAATAGCAACGCCACTTGTATTCTCAACTGCAATATTTACACAGCAGCCACGTGGAACACTGATAAAAATGCCTGAGGACACATTGCTGAATTGAGATACTGCAGCTGGTGTTGAAATCATTTTGGAAGCAAGCACTGGCTCACCACTGATAGCAATTGCTAATGATATAGGAGCCACAGTTCCCCCGGCTGGAAGAGCTATATTTGCAGAGAAGCCTACAAAAAAACGTGCCTGGCACTGATTCGTAAGACCTCTAAGAGTAATGATTCCACTGCCTTCACGGTGCTGTATGCAGTTTGAACCCTTAACAGATGTGTTTGTAAAAGTTACATTTTCATTTGCCGCAACTTCCTGCGTTGCGACTGCAACATATTCTGCCATTTGATACCTCCTTAAAATAAGGGACAGGCTCTATTTCGAGTCTGCCCCTTTGCTGATAGTAATACTGCGTTAGTTAGCAGACATAACCGTTTTGGTTAAGATACCGATATTTAATTTTGTCAGCAGTTGCAACCACTATTGCATCCGTAATACACGTTTGGGTTAGGAACTTGATATGACGGAATCGGTGCTGGATTAACTGCGTTGATGATCTGCTGTGTCTGAGATGCCATTGCTGTGGTAAGCAGTGCACTCTGGCGATCCTGTGAAGCAGCTCTGCGAAGATCATTGTTCTCAGCCTGTAAGGCAGCAATCTTGTCCTGGCAAAGGTAGTCAAGCAGCGCACGGGTATTTGCATTGGCATTGTCAATGATATCACGTGTATTGGTTGCTGCATTATAGTTTAACTGGCAGAAGCCTTTATCAATGGACTGCTGAATTGCATTTGCTTGTGTAGCCATGTTATAATTGGTGTTAGAGATTGCTTCTTTGTTGTCACAACAGCATTGTGCTAACTGTGCCTGCAGAGCATTTGTATTTTGCATATTAGCTACGGTATCAGCGTTGATAGCCTGCTGAATGCCATATCCAGTCTGCATGATGTTTGTGTTGATTCCGTTGAATCCAGTTAACATGCTATTGTTGGCCGCGTAGAATCCGTCACAAAGACCATTGGTAATTCCGTCTAGTTTTCCGACAATTGCTTGGTTATCAAAGCCGCGCTGAATTGCACTATCTGTGTAGGCTGCTGCGGTAGAACCCATTCCGCCACCGTTGTTGCCCCAGCCACCGAAGCCATTACCCCAGCCGAAAATGGCGAAGATCAAAACGATCCAAATAAGCCCCCAGCCGTCGTTGCCCCAGCCGCCGTTGTTATTGCCGTTACCATCAATGCTAGCCACTAATGGTACACTACAGTTTCCTGAGTTAAACATACTATTTACCTCCGTAATAATTTTTTATATACATAATCTTGCAAGAATTAGTATCATTTTTAATATTTTTGTGTTATAATATCTTTGTGCAGATAGGGAATCGCGACCCGAAAATCACAATGCCTAGTGACTTCTGCACGTTTATTGGTAGGCGATTAAAAACACGAAAGGCAAGGTGTTGTTTTTATGCTCAAGTATCACATTTCCGATTATAAAGGGAAAAAATATGGCCATCTTACTGTAATTTCACAATCAAAAAATTCAGATATCCCAAATGGGTTTGATTTCAAGTGTGATTGTGGAAGAATTATCTCCTTTGCTCCTGACAGAGTTATTAAGGGGCATCAGAAATCTTGTGGGTCCTGTTCTTACTCAAGGAAGCCTAAGATCAGCATAGATAATTATATAGGTCAAAGATCTAATATGCTTACAGCAATAGGTCTTTCAGAAAGAAGGCCATCTGATAAAAGGCAGTATATTGAGTGCTTATGTGATTGTGGAAATAAAGTTAGGGTATTGCCTTACCTGTTTAAAAATCACAAAGTGAAAAGTTGCGGTTGTTTGCTAAAAAATAGTCCGGCATATATTGATGGAAGAACTAAAAATCCACTATATGGGCTATGGAAAAACATGATCGGACGTTGTGAAAGCCCAAACCATCCAAAGTATTACCAATATGGCAAACGAGGAATAACCGTGTGCGAAGAATGGCATGACTTTTGGAAATTTGTAGAATGGTCCGAATCTATTGGTGGACGTCCTGAGAACTACACACTTGATCGAATTGACAATAATGGTAACTATGAGCCAAATAATTGTCGTTGGGCAACTTCTGGAGAACAAGCTATAAACAAATCAAATAATTTGAATATAGAGTATAACGGAGAAACCAAAACTCTAAAAGAATGGTCTGATTTGCTCGGAATAAGTTGGGATGTTCTTCATAATCGCCTCCGAAAAGGTTGGACTGTTGAAAGAGCTTTTACAGAAAAAGTGTATAAGTAGTTTTTCTAATGGGTGATAAAATTTCACCCATTATTTTATTCCAAATTGACTTTTTATCTGGCGAACAGCATCATCAACATTTATCCCTTTTTCTTTACAAAGGTTGCGTGCTAATTGTTCTACACCCTTTGTATCGCCTTTGTTTGCCATATCCATAGCATTTTTTAAAATAGGATTGCTCATGGCTTGGCTGTTTCCGGCCATTTGCTGCAAAAATTGTTGTGGATTCCTCATGGCTTGAAATAGCTGAAATGGATTATTCATTCTCATTTGCCTCCTTCTTTAAGCCTCCGGACCTTTTAGGCGCTATCTTAGGCATCAGTTCATCAAACTTCTTTTCAAGGCTATCAAATCTTGCCATAAATGCCTCTGTAGCCTCGTCAGATAGCCCTATTTTCATTTTGGACATGTCGGCTGAACTATTTGCCGCATTTGGCTGTGAAGCTGTGTACGGCTTATATACAATCGTTCTAATGGTTCCATCTGCATTCCACGATTTTGTATAGATCTCTGACATGTCTTGCTTTGGGAATACGGCAACTGAGCCGTCCATAGGTACATCGTTCGCAGTAATTTGTTCGACAGCTTGCACGACCTTTCCGTTCAATCCAGCTTGCTGCTGTGGCTGAATGCTTTGCTGTTGATTAAAAAGCGGTTGGTTTTGCTGCAGATCATAACGCGGCTGCTGATATTGATACGGGTAATAACTATTATATTGGCCATACATTGTCTGTTGGCTGTACGGTTGATACATCTGATTTGGTATCGGCATCGTCGATTATCACTCCTTCCTCATCAAGGACCTCTCCAATGGCCTGAATCATTGCTGATTGATACTGCATTGGAATCATACATACATCTGGTCTTTCAAATATTTTAGTTAAAAATGATTCAGGAAACATCATTCACACCTTCCTTCCTCTTATTCTGACTGTATTGTGCCATAAAAATAAGATGTAAAAACGACAGGGATACGACATATTAACGACAAAAAGAGCTGCCAGATAAACCGACAACTCTTTTAAAGAATATTTTACTGTAAATAAATGTCAAATATTGTTAAATAAAGTTAAATAATGTAAAGAAATGTAAAATACGCTATTACAGCATCTGCAATTCCTCTCCTGTGTCCTTTGATGTAAGCTTGATAGAAACGTCATATCCTAATGCTTCAGATATCTGACGTATATCACTTTCTCTAAAATTATTTAACCTAAGTTTTTTGGACACGTTAGATTGAGAACACCCTAACAGTTTTGCAAGCTGAACTCCGTCCATCTCTTTCTTAAACATTATTGTTTTTACAATGTTCGAAAATGTGTTTTTGCTTTCCATTTACTCACCTTCCTCCTTCGGTTTAAGATCTGCCTTGTAAGAGCTTAAATGTTCTTCTATAGTTTCAAGACTATTGGATTCCTCTGGAATCAATCGGTTGAGATAATATAAAAAAGAATTATAAGCCTTTGCTGTGCAATAATACTTTTCCTTGCCATTCACCGTAACTATTCGACCTCTAAATGATGTCGGGGATGCATTATCAATTAAAGATTTGGAAAAGTCCAGTGCAGACTGTTTGACCATTCTTAGAAAATACTCAAATGCGGTGGCGCTTGATGAAAGAAATCTGGACCAAATCAAATCTAGGTTACTAGAAAACTCATATTTTTTAAGTTCAGTCGGATTCTGCTTGCCACTAGCCATCTGAATATTGTAGGATAATACGCCAATTTCATTTGTGATATAACGGCACAGCTCAATGCCAACAGATATGTAATCTGCAAAGTTAGGATCGAGATTTGCTGTAAATCTTTTTGAACATTCATCAACAAATTTCATCGCCTTGGAGTCATACATCATTCCGCAAGTTTGAAAGCCTGCGCTGCTAATTCCGATTAAGCGCAACCATGTAACAGTATCTTGATTGTTGTAAAGTATCTTGTCGAGTAGTTGCCACAATGGAACATCGTTAAATAAGCGAAGTGGTTTAGCGCTGTTACTGTTTAAAATGTAAAGCGCCATGGTTTCAGCTACAACACGTTCTTTATCAAAAAACTCCCCACCCAATGCATTAAATCCGGTTATGACCCCATTTTCACGCTTGAGAAATATCCTGCGCGATTGGTGCGTGAATAATTCCGCTGGGGTAGAAGGTGGATCAATCTTTTTGCGCTCATCGGATCGCGGCAAGCATTCCCATATCGGGCAAGGCTTAGGCCACAATTCTCCATTACCATTCTGCAAAGGAACTAGGTTCATCATAAGTGTTTCAAAAAGATTTCGCCCGATTGCGTAAACAATAGTATTTTGCCCCAACCATCCAATACTGATTGAAGGCAAACCTGCCCTACTTGGCTTTACAGAAACATCGTCATACCCGTTGATAAAAAGAAGCCATCTAGCCGCTTCTGCATATGTTAGTTGCATTTTTGCTTCTCCACTTCTTGTTGCAAAAATTCGTACCTTGTTGTTGCTTTCAGAAATTTCTCCGTTTAACTTTGCAGCACCAAAAGCGGTACCTTTTTTAGCTTCGTTTGCCTGATAGAATGGAGCATCAGGATGGAAAAGCCAGAAACGTTCTCTGTATTCCTCTAAATATTTTAAAAACGCTTCTGGGAAATGACCGAGATTCCAATAGCTTTTCCAACGGCTGATTGCTTCATCCCTGTTCAAAAGCGGAATCTCATCACCGTTTGAGTCGAATCTTGCAAATCCAGAATGAGCAATTGCAAGAAGCAGCCGTATCATTGCAACATTTTGAGTATCTGTTTCACCTGCCAAATCCATGTATTCGTGGCTGTGAATGAAAACATCCGTGAGTGAAACTTCTTTAATGGTATAATCTGGAAGCAATAAACGCACCCAGCTTTCGTCAAGCAAATTAAATTCTTTCTTCATATATATCCTTCTTTCTGCAGTTCTTTACTTTATTTAACAGTTCTTTACTTTAAAATAATGTCAAATAAGGTTAAATACTGCTATTTACTAATATATATATTTCTTGCAATGCATAATCTATATTTATGCGGCTCAAATATCCGATTTTTGCATTCCAATCTTGAGCCTGTGCAATCATGGCATAATACAGTTTGTGGCTCAGGTGAGCAGTTACGAAGAACACAAAGTCAGATTTTTTTAGTGCAGCGTTGCGCACAGTGCTGACATCTCCTGCACTGATATATTGCCAATCCGGAAGATAAGTTTTAAGCTTCTTTATCAAGTTTGGATGTCCTCCAACAATTGTACCACTAATGTTTTTTAATTGCTGAATTTGCTCTTTAGACAGCTCATTTACAATTTCGGTTTCCGTATCGGATTCCAACGAAAATATGTGCTCTCGCAAAGCATAAAGCTCCCTGCGTTCGCCCTCTACCTTTTGTAGCTCAGATTTTAGCGCATCATTCTTCTGTTTGAGTAGATTTATCTGATCAGATAAGCGCTGAACCTGCTCAGTACAAGCTTTTTGTTCAGATATCCTGCGTTCTTGAGATTCAGATAATGCAGATTTTGCTTGAAGTAATTCATTTTTAATGCTCTCTACTTCAATATACACGTCTTCACGATTGTGTTGGAAGTAGTATTCTTTAGACTGCTTGTATGCCTTACACATACCTAATATATAGCTCGTATATTTTGCATAAGTCAGGAAATCCTCACGTATTCCTCCTCTTTTTCCGTGCATATAAGCAATTGCTATTGCTTCCAGATCTTCACGTGCGAACTGTAATTCAGAAAAAATAGAAACACTTGAAAGTGATTCAATATCAAACACTGTAGTGTATCCAAATTCCTCATCTTTTGGCGCTAACTGAATCTGCTTAAATAAATCTTTTGGAAGTTGACTAATGTATGATTTTGCTCTTTCCTGAAAAGCACAGTCATATTTCTTTAAGCCTTTTTGTATTCTACGTTCTGGATTATATCCGTAGTTTGCAATAAAGTAAAGTAATTCATCGCATTCTTTACGTTCTTGCACTAACTCTTGTGGCCACATATTTAAAAAGTAATAGCCTGCAAATAAATGACCATTAAAATTATCGTCCGAAACATGATCTGACTTTGCAAGTTTTGCATAAATGGCTTCTCCGATTACACTATTAAAATGAATCGGTTCGTCTTTTGGAAGCTTTTTAAAAATGTTGTATAGCTTTCTGTATCCCTTTTTGAAGAGAATATCCAAAGAAGTCTGTGCTTGTTCATCTTCTGTGTAGCTATATTCGACGATTCCGAGTGCTTTTTTATAAGCTTCTTCTGTTTGCAAAGACAGTTCTTCCGAAAATAAAGTATTGTAATATTCGCTCTGCTTTGCAGCATTATAATAAGCTACAGCATTCTTGCCATATTCGCTTTCTAAATCTAATCGTATATGGCGTGCAAACGCGATAGCGCAAGCGTAAAACGGTATCAAGTTTACTTGTTCCATAAAATACCTCCTTTCTTTAATTTTAGTAAAGAGTTATCTTGTGATAAAATTACCAAAATTTTATTTTTTGATTACGTAAATAGGATCTATTTTTTGATTTATTATAAATCTCATAATGCGTTAAATACATTGCAAAATCATCGCTCCATGCCTTTTCTAATTTGACCTTATATTCCACAATATGTCCAGATTTATATATTCGTATTGCATGATATCTGCCGCATATGTCGCTGCTTTCTGTATGCCATATAAATAAATCTACATGCCCATTGTAATAATCTTTTTTAACTTGTTTATACATGTTACAGCATAATTCAGTTGTTGGCAAATCAAATTTGTCAATGTAATTAAATGCCATTGTAAACTCACCACTCGCAAACACAGTTAATACTGATACAATATCAATTGTTTTCATATTATTAGCGGATAGTAAACGCCGTAACGATTCTGCAATATTACAATTCCGTTCATATATCACATCGTCAAGTTTTCCTTCTGCAATAGCATTTTTAACACTAACTATTCTTTCGTAAATCTCATTACTTACCATAATAAAATCCTCCTTTTAACAATTTTTAACAGTTCTTTGACTTATTAAACCTTTTTTAAATGTCAAATAATGTAAAGAATTATAGATCATGTGTCCGCATGTATTCCTCAATGGCGAAGCAAGCAAATCCTGCTAGGGTGCGGCCTGACTTACGAGCAGCTTCTGAAAAGGCTGCCTTTTGTGATTCTGTGCACGACACGCTGAACTGAATCTTACGCTCAGCTGCAGGGACTTCCCTGCGTCCTACATACCCACCATTTGGACCAATCTTCGGAGTTGGATTATATCCAGGCGTATATACTCTGTTCGGATCAACCGGAGCGGAGACAAAAACTGATTTTTTTCCCACCGGCTGGATGCTTGGAATTTCAGTTTCGCCAGTATCTGCAAAATCAATGCCGGCTGTCACATCAAAAGAAGTAGTAGTGGTGTTATCTTTCTTTCTCATCTCAAATTACTCCTTAATTAGTTCTTCTGCGAACTGCACATAGTCAATGGCAGCGTTACACTTTGAATCAAATTTCATAAGAGTTGTTCTGGTTGCCTGTGCCTTTTGCACGGCAATACTTTCACGAATAGTTGTGCAGAAAACCTTTGTATTGAGCTGCTTGGCAATCTCTTCCAAGGAAGCTTTAACTTCCTGGGCGAGGAGCTGACGGCTCTTATATTTTACTAGCAAGAGTCCTGCAACCTCTAGGTTAGGATTATTTCTTTTCTTTACACCTGCAATGGTTCTATTCAACTCTGACAGACCTTGAATAGCATAACGGTCTGCAGTGACAGGAATGATGACCTTGTCAGAAGCAATTAAACAGTTTTTGAGCAATTTGTTGTCAGCCGGAGCTGTATCAATAATAACGTAGTCATAACCAGTTAATTCAGAAAGAGCGTCTTTTAGTCTAAAATACTCATTCCCATCACTTGGGAATCTTTGATCTGCTGTTTTTAGCTCTGGATCAGACGCAACTATGTCGCCTATTTCTGTTTTTTGAATGGCTTCCGCAATTGGAAGCGGATCTTCAATGTCTAAAATAACATCGTAGAGAGTTGCTGTATCTTTGGACACTGCTCTATAAGTGTCCGTACTGTTGCCCTGCGGATCAGCGTCAACAAGCAAGACCTTCTTACCTTGTGACATTAAAATTGAAGCAAGTGTAGTGGCTGTTGTGGTCTTTGCAATGCCACCTTTTTGGTTTGCAATACATATTACTTTCATAGTGAAACCTCCTTTGTGAGTACATTATTTTACAATTCTTAACCTAATTTGACATTTCTTTACAGTAAAATAATGTTTTTTTTCTTTCTCAATTATAGGATACATTGTTAGAACTAAAAAGTCAATAGTTAGAACTAAAAAGTTATAAAAAATATCTTTAAGGTTATACGTGCAACGTTTCTTTACAGTAAAATAATGTCAAAAAATGTTGTAAAAATCCCCTAGCATTATAAATACCAGGGGACTATTTATAGTTGGTTGATTTTTGATTTTATATCGGCAATCCTGCGATCAACCGTCCTAGTTGACACAGATAACCGGGTTGCTATTTCGCTGATAGATTTGCCTTTAGACAACATGTCGAATGTTATCTCTTCATCCTCCGTGAAATTACTTCTAAGTTTGTAATCATCAAGCTTAGATTGAGTAAGCCTGTGTAATTTCACGGATCACATCACGATTCCTTAATTGTTAGCTCCTTGGAATCAGTTCTTTTGAGAATAATAAGCTGCCTATCCATATCCGGTATCTTCCAATTATCAACAGATTCAGAGTCATCTACGATGATAGGAAGGGTAGTAGCGTATTTCTTCTGAAAAGCCTTGCAAACATCTGTCTCGATTAAGATTTTTGCACCGTGATTAAGGTTTCTAGCGTATGGTTCACCGTTTACGCAGAAATCACATGTTTCTTCCAGATCACCATTCACAAGCTGTCTGAAAAATTTCACCTGGCAGTACTCTAAATACTCGTTTACCTTGCTTTCTAAAAGCTCGTGCTTGCGAATGTTGAAGCGTTTGAGCAAGTCGAGTTGCGCCTGCGTATCTGCAATTAGCTGCTCATTCTTTCGGCGCTCGATGTTAAGCTCTGCAACTCTTGCGTCAATCTTGGCATTGATTTCGGCTTTTGCAAGCTCTGCTTTTAAGTCAGATAACTGATGTTGAAGATTATTTTCTTCTGCCTTGAGCTGTACAAACGTTGCATTTGCAGTATTTGCTTCTAACTGGCTTTCAAGCTTTGCGATTTCTGCAGATCTGGCTTTTGCTGCCTCGTCTGGTTCTGCCGGAGGCACAGTGGATATAGCTTTTTTCTGAGCAACTAAATCATCGACAACTCTTGACTTTTTATTGGATTCTTCACGAAGGGTAGAAAGCTCTGCATCTGCAGCATTGAACTTTTCGCGTAAAGCATCAATAGCTTCTTTACATTTCATTCCATCGTCTGTGATTTCCTGCAACTTTTCTTCCTTTGATTCTTCAAAATGCTTTCGCATTTCATCCTGCTGATCAGATGGGTATTCACGCTTGCAATACGGGCAAATCAGTGAATTTTCATCAAATTGCATATCTTTATTGCTTTTCCAATCACTCGAAAGCTTCAAACGTTTAGTTTCAAGATCTCGAATTTCAGAGTCAATCTGGTGCAATTCATGCTCTTTGGCATTTAAACTACTGTTGGATAAGAAAAGTTCTTCCCTTGCTGCTATAATCTGAGCATCTAAATCGGCAATTCTTTTCCTGTTTTCGGCATTAGCGTCATCAGCGGCTTTTAATTGCTCCTGCTTCAACTTATAAATTTGTGCCTGAATTGTACGTTGCTCATCAAATGCCTTTTGCACATCGGCTTGTTTACTCTGGTTATCTTTCAGTCTGCTTTCAATATCTGTAATCTGGCTGTTTATCAAGGCTTCATCAATGACAATTTTCTGCTTTTCCACCTCATCAATGCGGCTTGGAAACTCTTTGCGAATATCAAGTAGTCCTTTAGTTCCATTTTTTCCACGTCTGCCATTCAGCATAGTGTTGAATTTTGATTTTAACTCATCAATGCTGCCATCATCCAGCAGTGGGAGAAGAGGGGAGAACTCCGGAAAACGTTCACAAACTTCTGCATTGGAGCACGTTCCAAAGGTGGATTCCAAGATTGATCTGCAGTCGGCGGCACTCTTTGATAAGAGCGTTTTAGCATTGATTAAGTTCGAGAGTTCGCTCACAGGAACCAATTTTTCTGCAATAAAATCTTCATAGTCACACTTCTTTTTAGGAATATTATTGATATAATAGTCAATAACATTACCTATGAAATCGCCCTTTTTATTGTAGTTCTGACGAGAAACCTTCTTAAATGTCTTGTTGGAGCCGTTAAGCTCTACGGTCATTTCGACTGTAACCTCAATATCGTTAATCTCGTTACCTGATTTATCGTGTGGCCTGATTCCGGTAATTTCTTCGCCGTTCTCACCCCTGCAATTCAGTACCCAAAAAATGGCCCTCTTAACTGTGCTTTTTCCAGATTCGTTACATCCAGATACCTCTGTCTTATCGTATAGATCTGTGTCTACAGCTTTTCCATTGTAAAAGCTGCAAAAATTATCCAACTTTAAATGCTTAATTCTCATCGTTTTCCTTCTTTCCTTCGCCATCGGTTTCATTTGCGCTTGATGCAGCACACAAAGCAACTGCAAGCACACCAGTAACTCCGCCAAACAATAGTCCTGCTATTAAACCAATTAAAAAATCCATACTATTCATCCTTTCCACTTACAGAATCTATCTCAAACGAGAATCCGGTTCTATCTTCGAGTTCTTTCATAAAACGTTCAATGTCTCCGTCGTATTCCTTTGAGAATTTGTCAACATAGTCCATTGTCTTCTGGATTCGTTTTGCAATTGCCTCAGCCTTCCAATTAGGACAAGTATCTGCCAGGGCAAGTCCAAATGATGTTAATATGATGCTGTATATGTTGTCCACAGCGTCTTTATTTGCTTTTTGGTAGTATTTGTCATAAAGCTTGCGATCAACGTCTCGTGCAATATTTTCTTTTAACAAAGCAATTCTTATGCTTTCTTCCGCACCTGTGATTCGCTGTTCTACGACTTTGTTTCCTTTTTTTGCTTCTCTTTCAGCCCGTCTCCTTTGTGCTCGTGTCATCTGTGTGCTCCTTCCTATATACTTATTTCAAACTCTGGCAAGCAAGGTTGCTTGCCAGTCGAGCTGATTCCTCGAATCTTTTGAATTTCTTTTTGCTTCGTCAAAACTGTTGCATACGTTCTTAAAAAGTTACTCTGGACCACTGTTTCAAGATCTGTTTGTTCTGTTTTAGCCCATTTTTCCAGATTGCCAGGACTTCCAACAGCTCTTTGAACACATGATGGCAGTTTTTCAAATTCCTCTTCTGCATGATATGTACTATTGGAAGCAGCAGTGCGAACCATAGCCCATGCTTCCAAACCTGTTGGAATTTCTGGTTGGTTTAATAATGCTATTTTTTCAACAATTTGCCCTATTGTTGGGGCGAATCCTTTACTCTCAGTGAGAATATAGGCTCTCAGTGCTGCGTCAACCTGTGCATACGTGTAGTCTGATAGTAGCCTAGCCCAAATTTGAGCGGTAGCATCAATATCTGCGACTTTATAGTTTGGATATGCTACAGTCATCACTAGCATTATTTTTTTTGCATCATTCTCAGTCATCGGATATACTGCCTAAAATGGCATCAAACTGTGAGCGCTGTGGATTTTGTAGCTTTCTTTCGAATGTTTTTTCTGCCCTTAACGGGAAAATGCCTATCCAACAGTTATCAGTGGACTGATTAAGCAGCTGAATCTTTAAGTCCTTATCTCCATGAGACAAAAACTCAAGCTTGATCATTGCTCTTTCAAGAGCTTTTGAAGTCAGCGGTTTCTTTATCTTTGTTCTCATCGAAGCATAATCACTTAACGCCTCGTCAAGTTCTGGATCATCTGAGTACTTTCCAGATGCTTTTGCAGTAACAGTCAGTGCCTTTGCATCAGTGTATAATTCCTGCATGGTTCTTGCTGCTTCTTCATAGCCTAGTCCGTGTAATGCTTTAATCGTATTTATTACGTTTTCTTCATACGGCTTGCTTTTGACTTTTGCTATCAATTCTTTCCTTGTCATTCTCGCCATTCCTTTCTGATTCGTTAAATGCCAGATAGCACATTATTCCGCAATCCTGCATTATTTCATCACTCATTCTTCCTCTGTTCGGGTCCAATTCATCCAGAAACACACCATTGATGCAACTGTGTCCGATGTCCCGTTCAAGCTTCGCACGTGCTGCGAACACCTCTGGGAAGTCTTTTCTAATCTTGTTCCAATAGCCCATGCCGCCTTTTACGCAGCCAATACAGTTGTTGTTATTGTAGCCCATATCGTACATTACAGGGCGCTTTATACCAAGTTTCTGTGCAAGAGCATGGCAATCTTGCTTCGACAATCCTCTTTCGATTAGTGGAAAACTGTGATCAAATTCTGGAAAATTTGCCACTATGCTCTCTGCTCTATGTGTTTCGCTTGCATCCATGCCCCACACATAAGTCAAATGATATTGCAAATGTTCGTTTTCCCACTTCTTTCTAACCGCTTTCTTCAACATTCCTGTACATGGCGCTCCATGAGGGGAACTGATAAATCTGTATTTTCTTACCACATCTTCCACACAGTTAAACTCGGAAGATTTTAAAATTGTTACTTTCTTTCCAATGATTTTTTCTACATCGTGTATAAATCTCAGACTGTCTGGGTGCTGATCAGCGATATCTATATATATCCATTCGTCAACATCCTTTTCCAAATATCCAGCAACAAAACTAGAGATTCCTGCTGATAACCAGCACACTTTGTATTTTTGCATAACACCACGCTACAAATGCATGTATCGTGGATCATAATTCGTTTGCTATCAATTGCGTGTGCAGCGTTTCCACTGCACACCTTTTCAGCCACGGTGTTTAAATTTTCTGATACGCCACCACAGATCACTGCGCATCAACCCGGTTTACCGGGCATTCGTTATTCCTTTCCTTTTGATTCTGCGTTTTCTGTGTTCGGGAAATTCGGTTTCCACGGTTCTGGTTGTGGCATCCATGCTACAACCTTACTCATTACTTTCATCTTTCTGCCGTTTGTTCCGAATGTATACCAACCAATCGTAGTTTTCCACATGCTGTCTGTATATTCTGTCTTTCTACAAATCGCTAGGAAAATTTCTTCTCTCTTTGTTTGTACGATAACTGGGTCTGAATCATACTCAATGAAAAATGAATTTTTAGCAGCTGCTTTCTTCATTTCTGGCAATCTCTCTTCACATGTCACCCATGTCTGTGCTGTAGGTTCTTTGTCAATCTCTGTAAATAGTGCATCCTTTAAAATCTGCGCTATCATTACCCTCTTGATGTATTGTGCAAAGTCCGAATGTTCATAGTCTTCCTTGACCTTGTCACAAATTTTGTCGATTCTTTCTTTCAGTGCATCCGCATCAATCAGTCTCATTTTCTTCCTCCTTTACAAGCTCTAATACTGCACAAATTACTGCTTCTTTTATGATACTGTGAATGGACTTTCTATTTTCACCTACCAGAATCAACTCATGCTTGATTGTATCATCATAATAACAACCGTCTCTGCATGTCCATTTCCCATTATGCAGTTCCACATCATATCCTTTGCTCTTCGATGCCTCCCCTCTTGCAGACCATCCAGCTCCCGTTTTTACAAAATAGCATGGATAACTTACAAAAGGGTTTTTATATACTTTCATTCTCTACCTCCACTCTTGGAAAAACATATTCTTTGCTATCTGTAAAAATAATATTTTCTGTCCAGATCTTCATGTGTTCTCTCCTTCCTTACTTAGATACTTATTTTTAAGGAAGTTGGTTGCTGCAGCAGCCAACCCCCACGGTGTCTTTTATAATTAAATCATGTTTTCATCCTAAGCCATTCAGCTTCTTGATTTTGCTGATACAATCATAATATCCAGCAACATAACCATGGCTGAAATCATCTTCACTTTCATCATGGTTGCAGCCCTCTTCTGGCAGCTTGATTGAATCTACCCAATCCAGAATAAATCAGGCGTTTGACTCTATTTCGCGCCTCTGGCATACCTTTTAACTGTTCATTGATCTTTCTAAGCAAAACCTGTTCGTTAATCATTACTTCTCCTTTAAAAATTAAAATGAATATATAAAGTTGATGAATCATCGTTATGTCTATAAAAGTGAAAGTTTTCTATGTCTAACCTTTCATTTAGGCTTACATTAGCAGTCACCAGTCTAGTTCCTTCATCTGTATCAACTACTGCTGGCCATCCAAAACTTTTCTGTAATTCAAAATCTACTTCTGCATCACTCGGAAATTCTGTAAGTCTCTGAATCAATTCATATACTGTCATTCTGTTTTCTCCTTAACATTTGCAAATTGATATTCTATTTTCACTTTTTCTGGATTGAATACACAAGCAGGGGCAACCCCACTCGTGCCGCGCGTATATTTGCTGTGCAGAACACCATCTGTGTCCACAAGGCAAACGTAGTCACAGTACCCGGAGTCTGTGATATACCAAGGTGTGCAAGTCCACATGCACTCAGGGAGTAATGGAACATTCTTGCGGTACTTTCTGTATTCATCACAACTTAGGATAAAAACTTTATCCGTAACTGTGCCGTAACGGTCATCCCCGTTGTCAGCTACTAAATCAACCTTATGAGGAATAAGATTATCTTCACCCAACACAGGAAGCAGTTCCTTGATTAGCTTTCTGCGCAAGCTTGATTTTGCATAGTTGTTGCGGCAGCCCTCATCGAAACGATACTCTTTCCCGTTCCAACTGGATGCCATAACTGCTAGAACGCCACCGTCTACGTTGTTATCTAATGCAATCCACTCAAATCCTTTAAAGTTAAAATGACTTTCGTCTGGAACTGTTTTAATATCATTTTCTCTCATCTGCCATTTCCTTTCCTGGTTCCTCATAATTCTCAACACTGATAAGCTCCATAAACTTATCTCTCTGGCGCTCTGAAACCTTGTTACCCTGTTTTTCGGGCTTGACAGCAATTGTAAGGTGTTTCTCAGCAATAGATGATAATTCCTTAGCTAGAGATTTCTTACCTTGCTGTATGCCCTCTAAGTAGCTTCTAGGTTGCTTTCTGTCTCCTATAGTTCCGCTTGAACGGTTTTCACCTTGTCCACCCAGGCTGACATTTCGAAGCTGATAGCCATTTTCTGCATAAAATCTGATGTAATACTTTTCCTGTTCGTCAAGCTGATCAAGAGGAACATTCATGTGTTCAACCTTCCATCCATAAGGATTGCCCTCTGAATACAGTTTGTGCTTTTTTAGGCTCAGGTCTATGTGCTGTTTATAGCCAACCATATGGCTTGCCAGCCTGCTAAGTATGTGCACGGCTTGCCCGATATACGCAAACCGGAAGCCGTTCTCATCCTCTCTGGTCAAAATGTAGATTCCACTTTCATCGTTCAGCTGGGGATTGATTTTCAGCAGTCGCTTTTTGTTCTCCTGCTCTATGGCTTTTGCCTTTGCAATGTTTCCATATTTATTCATCAACAACCTCTATTTTCTTGATATGGCTCTTACGAAACCTCCAGTTATCGACTCTGTATTTCCCATCAAAATCGCGTTCAAGCTTTCCAACTGACTGTGTACCTTCAAAAAATGTCACCCTTACATTTTTTCCCATTAAGCTATTTAGTTTTGCGTCGTCATGACTATTTTTCATTGATCTTCTCCTATAAACTTAATCTTTCTGCCACAGCATGGACAGTACTTGATTTTGCTCAACAAATCAGTCCCGATAGATATAGCATCGCTACTGCAATTGGTTTTGATATGAAATACATCTTTCTCTTGTTCCCACTTGCAATATGTTCTTTTCTTTTTCCTTTCAAATCTTTCAATTTCTTTCTTAATTTCTCCAAAGTGAAATTCCCCACTCGCAATGTCTTCATAGCGTAAGTTTTCGAAAAGAGTATAAAAACTCCCATCCCATATAGGCTTATCTTTCAATTCTTTTTCTAAATCCTCTACGGTATCACCCTGTATAATGTAATCTACTTCTGTTAGGATATCATCAAAGAGGTTTTTTAGATATTTTCGAAAAGATTCCTCATCACGTGGAATGCGGTATACTGCAATTGTATACAGCGGATTTTCAAACTGTTTTTTCTCGTTATTCAACTCATATTCTGTAGGCATGTGAACTGCAACTGATCCTTCACTACGGGCAATTTCATATCCCCAACCAATTCGAAAACGAATGGTGCGAAATGCTTTGTTTGCCATTTCTTCCGAACTGTATTCTTCAACCACATTGCAAATGTGCACTTTATTTCCAATTAGATATAGACAATCGACTTCACTATAGCAATGAATTTCTCTTTTATCTTTTTCAAATACAAAAATCATTTTTCCTCTCTCCTCCTTTCACACTTTTTACATAGCCAAACCGGCCATGTGAATAAAAATAGCTTATGCTAGCTTCCTGATCTGCTTTCCCATTATCAATATGGCTTTGGCAGCATTGCTCTGCTCGCTTTCTGGCGCCCTCTTCTCCAAATGCCTGTACATCCCAACCTTCTCCGCAAATATTGCAATGTATGTATTTTTTTACTTTTACTTGATGTCCTTCACGGAAATGTTTTTCTATTTCTGCTTTATTTGTGGAGTTCAGCATACAAATCGGGCAATAATAGTAGGTCATGCTTTTAGTTCGTTCAAACTTCATTTTTATCTTCGTTTTTTCAACTCCCTTCCAAGTTCTTCTAAGCAAAAGCAGAATGCTTCACAACTCAACTTTCCTAAAGCAGAAACCGATTTTTGCAGTCCATCTTTAATTCTTTCAAAGCAACTCCCCAAATCTGTAAATGTAGCTGTTTCTGAATCCATAAATTTTTCCAATGGTTCTTCAAGCGATACCAGTTGCATAGCCTGCTGATACTGCTTTGGATTCATGCCATAAAGTTTCTTAAACTGCTTCTTTCTCTGTCTTTTATTCATTTGGCTGCACCTTCCTTACTTTCTGAACCCAGGTCATATCCAGAACTTTCTCTATACGCATTGAGTACGGCACTAATGATAGCCTGTTCAATAATTTCCTCGCTCTTTGCAATCAGAACCATATCGTGCTTGATCGTATCATCGTAATAACGGCCTGCTCCACATGTCCATTTGCCATCTTGCTGTTCTACAATAAATCCAATACTTGCACTCGGCTCACTTTTGCATGGCTTGGGTCTACGCCCGAGTTTTACAAAAAAGCAATGGTGATCTATAAATAGATTTTTATATATTTCTATCATTTTCGCCTCCTGATTGTGATATGCAACTGTTCTTCTAGCCAATCAAGCCCCTCATTTGTGAAGAAGTATGCGGTGCTTTCCTTTGTTATTCCACATCTTCTGCTTTCCATGTAACCTGCATCAACAAGCTTTTCAAGTTCCTCATCTTTGCCATTGAAGTAATTTCTGGTGGGCTTGAAATACATCTTTCCATTGCGTTTATAAAGCGTTCTCCGTGTGGCATAATCAAGTCCGATTGTGTGGCGCACCTTCTGGCGAAGCGTGCAACAGGAATATGTGATTCCATTCTTTTCAACATTGAGATAATCATTCTGCGGTAAATTTATCATATTTCCCTTTCACCTCAATTTCTAACCAACGCGCTTTAAATTCTTCTTCTGCTATTTTAAAGTTGATATGACGCTTTTCACTAAAAATGGTAACTTCTCCTCCTTCCTTGCGTTTAAACTGCCATTTTTGCTGCGGCAAACAGTCTATCCAACACTGATCGTCAAATATATACATGCACCATACTTTAGGTCTGCACCATCCTTCTTTATCCATTGGATTCTTCCTTAAAGGCTTCTTCCATGGCTGCTGCAAGCTCATTCGCGTCGTGAAGTGCTACTTCTGCTTCGCCAAACTTCTCTTCTTCCATTTTTTTACTAGCTGTTCTAACAAGAAAATCGTGAAGAATTGTAGCTGCAAGGGCACTATGGATGCGTGCTACAACTGCTTTATCATCTTTTGAACTAAAACTTGATACCATTGACATTTTTATACCTCCGTTAATCCACCAAATTTTTTTAATAAATCATTCTTATTCATCCTTAACCTCCTTCGGTTCAAATTTTGGAAACGGCATCCAGCAAACAACATGTGCTCTGTCTTTAAGTGTCATTGGTACTGTCGTCCACTTGCCGTTAATTGTTTTACCTGTTCCAACTATAAGATTATCTTCATCATTAACTAGTACTACTAAAACGGTATTTGAATTTTTTTCCCAAAACGAATTGCACCACTTGTCAGTCCCTTTGAGCTTTGCAAATATACTGTCGTGTTCTTCTGGCATTGCTTCTTCGACTGAAATCCAATCATTTTTCTTGATTTCATCAGCAAGTGCCGATAAAGTCTGTTCACAGCTAGAAGCAATCTTCAAGGCAAGTTTTTCACGCTCACTTTTAGGTGCAAATATATTGCACTCATCTATGTACTTTTGGCAAAGTGCAGCTTCTTCTTTTATTTCTTTTAAATATTTCTTCAAATATTTTCTCCTCTCAAATATTTTTTTGTATCTTTCGTAGAGTATCTTTCCACGTAGTTTTCTATTTCAGGAGCAATAATATTAAGGTTTCCGTGTACCTTCAACCACTCTATAACAAACCAATACCCTAAGCCTTGTTTTGGCTCCCAACAACCAGCTTTATTGAATGTTCCTCCTCTCATTACATAGTCATATACTTTAGGGTTTGTATTTCTCAGAAGCATAAAGCGGTCATCTTTTTTTATATGACAACCAAATCCACAAAATGTGCAACCAGTTCTTGAACAGCCAGTTGTTTTCAAAAGAGGACGCTCATTATCAAAAATTCCATAATCAGAAAGACTTATTTGTTGTTCGACTTGTCCTTCTTTGTGAAAATCTTTTACAACATTTCCATATACGCTACAAATTGGTGTAAAATCTTCTCTTTCATAATTTGTATTTGTAATGGGGTTAATGACTTCTTCAATATCGCACCCGTTCTCAATTTCTATGTGTGATATTCTTCTATTAACCATGTCTTTTCCATACAGGTAAATGTATAGTAGAACGTCTTGTTCTGTCCAAAAAGCCATTGGATTGCTGATTGGATTCTTTGCATCAAAAGCATTGCATCCGTTTTGTAACCACTTTTGTGTTCTTAACCTGCTTTCACATGCCATTTGTCCAGTGATTGGTACTCGCTTCTTTGTTCTGTTATACATATGTGCAGGATATTTTTTCATTACATCACAGCACTTGTTAGATATATAAAATGGCGCGTCTAGCAAGAATTGATAACGCTCCATGGAAAATATACTTCTATCTTTTCTAGGGACATTCTCCGCTACCGGGTGGTTCTTGTCTTTTGTTAACATACCCGTCAGAATTGCAAGTCTTTGGTTCGCGCCTCCCTCTCTGTTCACCATTTTCTTGTTTAAGTATTCTCCCAATCCGTTTATCTTCCGCCATTTGTTGTCGTATCCTCCTGGACTCATTTTTGAAAGCGCTGCACTGTTGCATTGTTCCAAATAGGTGGGAAACTTCGTATTGATACAAATGATGTTGTTTTGCGTAGACTGCTTCAAGATGAAATCGTTCGATAAGCTGTCTGTCTGTCTGTCTGTCTGGTCAAGGATTCCTGACTCAATTATGCTTGTCAAGTACTTCTTTGCACCATATACACACTCAGAAACCTCTTTGCTAATAAATGGATATCCGTATTTTCTGATGACCTGTTCAAAGTTCATTTGAGGTTTCAAAATCTCCACATTATCAAACATCTTTACAAAATTTCTGATCTGTGGAAATTCCAAGCCTGTATCAACGAAAATTGCAGGGATTTGTGGGTAAATCTCTCTTGCGATATCAAGCAATACCGTACTATCTTTTCCGCCACTAAAAGATACATACACTGCTTCCTTTCCAAAGGCATTTACCCAGTTTTGGATGTTGTCTTTTGTTTTCTGAATTTTTGCGTTTAAGGGAAGGGACTGCAATTGATTTAATTCCCACATTTCATGCTTCTTTTCCACTATCCATACCCTCCTACGCTACATTCTGACTTTTCTCAATTTCTTCATCGGTTCGCACAACAACAAGTGGAATCTCTTTTGAAATGTTCTCTATAAGTTTCTCGAATGCAGCCTTGGCATTTTCTGCGTTCTTATATTTGCCAATTGGGTAATCAGTCGACTCGTTTGAGCCTTTAACGTGTTTTAATAATATTTCTGTTCTTGAAAGTCCGTTAATGTAAATGTCAATTACATTGTCCCAGTTGTAAAAGGCGTTTCTATCCTGTCTTACAATAATCATCTCAAACCTCTCCCTTCTTTTTTAGTTAAACGGTAGTCCTTCGTCTTCCACATTATCTGGAATATTCATAAAACCTTCATATCCACCTGCAGGTGCTGGTTCTGGAGCTGGCTGCGTATTCTTCTTGCTTTCCGCGAACTCCTGCTCATCCACAACTACATCCGTTGTGTACACCTTCTGTCCATCCTTATTTGTGTAGCTACCTGTCTGGATGCGTCCAGTAACAGCAATCTTTGTTCCTTTGTGCAGAAATTTCTCAGCAAACTCTGCATTTTTTTTAAAGCTAATGCAGTTGATGAAGTCTGCATTCTGGCCGTTATCCTGCTTGCGGTTTCTGTCTACAGCCAGCGTATATCTGGCTACCGCCATTGTCTCTTGACCCTGTGTATAACGCACTTCTGGGTCTTTGGTTAATCTTCCAATTAAAATTACTTTGTTCATACCGAACCTCCTAAATTTATTTGATACGCTTTTCAGCGTGATCTCTGGCTTTATCTTTTTAAGGTGGTTTCCAAAATGGAAATATCCACTCCGTGTACATATATAAGTTACAACACAGACGCAAACTGATGAAAAGACATGTTGAATACTGGCAACTTACGCACACATGTAAACCGCAACCCGGCACCAGAGCAGAATAATTTCCGGCAACTTACGCACACATATAAACTGCAGCTGAAAGCACGCAGACTATCACCGGCAACAATTCACACTCTGGCAACTTACACACACATGTAAACCGCAACAGCGATTTTGTTCAATTTTGTTGCCTATATTTAATGTGGTAAGCCTATTTGTACTTATAAACCTTCTCCATCACGGTTTTTGGCAGCGTAATAGCACTGAATTTAGTTCCAAATAGGGTTTCTTGCCACCTATCCTATTGAATAAGACTAGTTATCGGCAAGTTGGGGTATGCCTGACCCCTCTGAATATTGCACCGATGTGCCACTGTTTTATGTATGGGTGATATTGGCACTAGTTAATTCCAAAGCTCTTAGGATAGCGTTTACCGGATTCCTGCATAGCTTTTATTAACTCATCATGCTGTATCTTAAATTTCTTGTAGCTACGTTTGCATTTATTCTGGTCTGTATGCTGCACATCGGTATCACTATTCATTAAAAGAAATGCTGAATACAAATCTCGCTGAATTTTGTCACCGTTAGACAGTCTAGCCCACCTATGCCCCAGTAGCTTCTTTTGGCAAGTGTTGTTTGTGTGGTCATACTGACTTGCTTTGAAAGTGAATGTATTTACCTTGCGCAATTCTTCACCTGCAATTCCAGAAAGTTTCTTTTCTAAAATCATCACAAACGTTGCTGGTGCTCTATTTGCTATCGACTTTCCAAAACGCTTTTTACGCTTTGGTTTGCCGCTTTTGTCATACTTAGTTTCCTTTACCTTTCTTTGAAGCCCCTTAAAGCTCATTTGCTCTATGTAAACCTCTGTTCCAAGTGACAGTACAGAGTTTGCAAGGCATGTGTGCTGATATTTTCTAATATCTGCATTCTTGCGCTCAAGCTCTCTAACCTGCCCTTTCATTTCTTTATAGTGCTTGGATTCTGCCCATATAAGCCTGATTCCTCGTTTAATTGTTCCATCTTTATTGAAATTCTGAGGATTCATCGCCCTGCGGCTACGATCCATGCTCCTTTGTAGCTGAATTTCTTTATCGTAGTTATTTTGAATACGATCTGCAAGTTCAACCAATTTTATTTCTTTACCAGAAACTATTGCAGCAGAACTGGTTCCAATATCAATCCCAACTCTTTTGCCATTTGCGATTATTCTTGGCTTTGCTACCGGATTTCCGACAAGCATAAATTGTAGGTAATATTTATATCTGTTTTTAATCCACTTGCGAACTATAGTCACATACTTGATCTGCTTCTGTAGCATTTCTTTTTCATAATAAGTTTCTGGTTGCTTTATTCTTACACTTATCGTTATTGGCTTAACTTTTCTATCTTTTTCATCCTTAGTTCCTCCGCTCCAGATAAAGTATCCATTTTTAACAGTCATAGATACACCAAAATATCCAGATGTAATACTTTTTAAATCTCCCTTCTTATGAAAATGGATTTTTCGACCATTTCCAAATACCACTCTGTCAAACGAACTCCAGACATGGGTTCTGGCTGCCGCTGCTGCGACTTTTTGAGCTATATGCGAAGCAAAATGTTTCTGTAGTAATGATACGTCCTTAATAAAATCAAACTGGTTGATTCCGGCATCTTTTAACAGTTTATTTCTTTCCTTCCATAGTTTGCTGCGCTTTTTATCATCTTTTTCCTCTTTTATGGCAGCCATCACATCTTTATACTTCTTGGTTCTTTCAACATTCTTCAATTTTTTAAGTTCAATAGCTGTTAAAGAATTTTCGATGTGTTCCATAATACGAAACCTTTTCTCAATGATATCCGCCTGCCAAGGCTCTGGATATAACGGCAAAGTCAATACGCAGCGTGGCTCTTTATCTTCTTCTTTTCCCATATGGAACACCTCTTTTCTTTAAAGTTTTATTCTTTTCTTTCTCATTCCTAGTTCCCTCTGCCTTGTAAGGGTGTACATAAGCTCTTCCTCTGGTCTTATTTCCTGCTTGATCTTCAATTTAAACATTGTTCGCATAGCTTTGAGAAAATCTTTTTTCTCTTTTTCTGTCATGTCAAGTTGAAAACCAAGCGTAGGTGCAATTAGCTTTTCAGCCAGTAAGACTTGCTGATTTTTCTTCACTTTGAGGTCCTTCTTTCTTTTAATACCGGAACACTCCTGCGTCCATCCTTTCATTGTATTTTTTCTCTGCATAGTATCTGAATGTGTAATATTCAAGACCACATTTCTTTGCGGCTTCGTTGTATCCAATATCTCCTTGTTCCCATTCCAGATATACATCTGTAAAGTTTGGTGGAAGAATCACTCCTCTCTGGATTCCCTTCCTCTGCTCTCCAATCTCTTTTAATCGGATATTTGCATACTTACGGAATGTTGTATGTGATATCCCACATTGTCTAGCCGCCTTTTCGCCTGAGAGCAATCCGAGCTTCCACTGCTCGAAACATTCATCAAACATTGGTGGCAAAGGCTTTGGTGGCACTTTATTGCCAGTTTTGACGGTATGCCTATCACCTCTCTTCGCAAGCTCTTCTCTTGCATATCTTTCAAAAGTCGTGACGCAAACACCTATCTTCTTTGCACCTTCTGGTCCGGTTAACTTTCCATCCCTCCAGGCAATGTAAAGCTCCTCTGGAAGTGTAGTTTTTTTCGCGACAAAGTTTGATCTATGACCTGTTTGTTTTTTAGGTGCCTTTGCCTTAGCTGTATCTTGCCAGTGTAGCCAATTCTTATACATTGGGCGCTGGCTAAATTTTGAGCAGTGATATCCTAACTGGATATTATGCGCACGGTTATCAGCTTCTTCCGCAGCTTCTTCTTTACTCAGAAATACTGCCCTTCCAAGCTCCGATCTCGCCCAGCGATGCATATTATTCGTATTGCTTCCAATATCACGTTTTTCAGCTATCGCATCAAGATGTGTGTCCGTCACGGCTATGACAACCGATTCAACAACTTCAAGCCCGTAGTTGTCGAACCCTTCGAACCCCTTTTGTTTCAATTCATAGTTGCTTAATCGGTATTCCTCTACGTGATAGACAGGAGTTCCGATCTCAATTTCGTTCATCTTGTGCCTCCTTTATCAGTTTTAGATCATATCCACCTTCTACAAACTCTTTAGTGAGCTTGTGCCTGATACCGTTGCCTAAGTACTGGTATATATCAAGCATGTCATCATCAGAAAAATTCGTCTGCAGATACTGGTTTATACTCTTTCGAGTTCTATTCCAGAATCTTACGTTCCTTACATGTTGCTGATAAACCATTGTTTTACAAGCATCCCTTGACACATATTCAAGCAATTTACATTTAAGATCTTCCTCACTCTCAATATCAGCTATGGAAAAACCAGAACGCTGCTTGTTTAAAAGCAAGTATCCGTTGCTGTTGATACTGCTGCCAGGAAAGCATTTCATAAGCCTTAAAATTTCATTCAGAATCATAATCGCTCCAATCTATCTTCTGTCCGCAATATGGACAGTGTACGCAAACTCCTGCTTCTGATTCATACCGTGTGCCACATGTCGGGCAATACCATTCGTATACATTTTCGTTTGATGCACAGATGACTGGTTCTTCTGCAATTGCTTTATGCATGTCTCTGTTTTCGAGAATGTTGTTGACTATTTCACATGCCGTTTGTAGGGGTACTACACGACAATAGGTATGTGGATATGCTACCGCAACCATCAATTCACTATTGCTAACCAAAAGGTTTTTGATTTCATCACTTTTTGCAATAGACATTTAACAATCCTCCCAGTCAATCTTCTGTCCGCATTTTGAACAATAGGAAGCAAGGCAATCATTTATGATGTTTCCACATACAGAGCAGCTACATGCGTTCTTGTCTGCTAGAATAATTAGTTTTTGTGGAATCTGCTTTTTAAGAGCGCTATGTGCCTTCATGAATACAAACGCGGTTCTCATTGATTTTTCAACTGCCTTGTAGTCCTTTTTCTTCAAGGCTTGCTCAGTTGCTCTGGTGCAAGTATCAAGTTTCTTTTTTAATATCTTCACTGCTTCTTTATTGCTCATTTGCTTTTCCTTTCTTACAGGAACGGACATGTTTCGTAATTAAACAATTGCCAGATCTTACCTGCTTCTGCAACGTCCACATTTGCCATTCCTGCGACTTCTTTTATTCTTGTAACCATTTCTTCCGGCACTGCATTATTTGCGCTTAAATGGCAAATAATGACGTTCTGGAGTGCGTCTGTTGTGTTAGCTTCTATGAAGCCTGCACACGTTTCTAGCTCCATATGCCCCTTAATGACATGCAATCGTTTACCAGTGACGTCCTCTGAAATGTACTTCTTTTGGTAATTGCAAGACACCAGGATATGGTTAATATCCTTAAATCGCCACCTTACGAACTCTGTATCGGTAATGTAGAGCATTCGCTCCATCTCTGGATGCTCGATGATGAATCCATAGCACGGACACTCTGTACCGTCTGCATCGGTATGTTTGAAGCGTCCATGCACATCATTCATTGGAACTGATACAATTCTAAATTCACCATAGCCACCGATATAGGAGTTATTTTCATAAGGTTTGTAGACTGGGATTCCCATTTCTTCCAGATCACTGACTGCTTCCGAGTGATCTCTGTGTTTATGTGTGACAACGCATCCAACAATATCAGATACCTTCCAACCGCATCCTTTTTTGATCTTGATGATTGGGATTCCTGCATCAAGAAGAAGCATCTTGCCTTTGTTATCCTTTAAAACATAGCAATTACCAGAACTGCCGCTGGCTAAACATGTTAGAATCATCTAAAAAACTCCTCTCTTACGTTCACGCCTTTAATTGTGCTTTTCTGTCTGAACGCCCAGCTAACATCTTGTTTGTCTCGCTCTTCTTTACAGCAAGTAAACTTCTGACAAATCTCTGGTCTAACCGGATAAATCGTGCACTTTTCTGCCGGTTTACTCTCGTCTAAGAACGGACAGGTAAGGTCAACTAATCGTTTCTCTGCACACGGAATCTGATGCTTACACTCGGAAATATGATGTTGCTTTATATACCGATGAATTTTCTTAATTTCTTTGCCACTCATCGGTAACAGGTTCGAACAGCATTGTCCGCACTGGCTGCATTTACCTTCTTTCGTGAAATCCATCAGACCTTGACGCATGTCGTTGCTAATCTTCTCGAAGAGTTCTAAGTCATTCATCCCTCCACGCTTTCAATATGGTAACGGCCGTAACCGCTTGTTCTTCCGCTTCCAATTCCATTTCCAAAACCTGCAAGACGAATAATGTTTAAGATCTGTTCCAAGGAATACGCATTCTCTGTATACTGAATGGTGAATGTTGCACTCCATCCGCTGAATCTATTCAGTCGTACAAGCACTGGAGCGCCTTTCTTTGGTGACATAAGCTTTTCATCAATGAAATGCTCTGCAAACTTGATCGGAACCAGATTGCCCTTTGCAATGACATTTACAGCAGCATTGAATTTTGTTGCGTAAGTGTCAATCTTGTTTTGTACAACAGCCTGTCCAAATGACTTTTTCAAGCCAAATGCCGTAATGCACGGTGCATTGTTGGTCAGTGCTTCTCTCAAGCCTTCCTCTGTGAAGTCTGTAGGCTTTCCACCATACCAGTGCATGGCAGTGATCACTTCTTCCCATACATTTGTAGCTGCTGTGTCCTTAGCCTTATTCTTTCTCTCATCGGTCAGCTTTCTGGCGCTGCAATCATTCATCTTGTTGAGCACCAAATCTCCATCGCCTGCAATAGTAATTCTTGCCTGTTTGATGCTTAACGGCTTCAACTCGATAACCTGTGTTTCTTCCTTCTTCGCCATAATTTATGTTCTCCTTTTTTTGTTTTGGTCTAAGCTTCCGCTTGAGATTCGGTACAAGCGTTATGATGTTATGTTGTGTAGTGTACTGTCTTGTAATGTGTTGTTCTGTATTGTTCTGTGTTGTTGTGTGATGTTGTGCGGCTTATGCCGCATCTCAAGTGAAAGCTTTAAGTGTTCTGGTAACACTTGCAGACAACATGAAATGTGATGTTGTGTGTTGTATTGTATTGTTCTATGCTGTACTGTTCTATCCTGCGATAGGCAACTCATGCTGCCTGCAAATGCTACCAGTTTGTTTTGTTGGTATCCACTCTGTACATGGCATAAACTATGTGTAGTTATGTGTGCTGTTGTGCTCTGCGTTATTTTGAACTATCCTGTACTGTTATGTTAGGTGCTGTACTCTGCTATTATGCGCTATTCTATGCTTTGTGGCTTATGCCACATACGGAATGGATACCTTTTGTTTTTGTGTTATGTTCTGATTTATGAGCTAGCATGAAGCAGTAAATAATCTGCTTTGTACTGTCCTATAGTGTTTTGTTCTGTGCTGTAGTGTGTTGCCTTGTTGTTTGATATAGTGTCCTATAGCTTGCTGCTTTATCTTATTGAGGTTTACTTACCACCTCGTGTTAGCCCATAAAATCTGCTTAACTCGAATGCTCTATGAATGATGCAATGTTTTGTGCTGTTGTGTCGTGTTATGTTCTGTCCTGTGCTGTTATGTTTTTGACATATGAGCCATTTCTTTTCTCAGATGGTGCATACCGTTACACCATCCATAGAACACTCGAATTAAGCATTAAAACTGTTTAGACTGCTATCTTGTCAATTTCTTCAAATACACTCTCTAACTCAGAAAGCGACTTATACCGATTTTGAAAGCTTCTCAGTTCTGCGTAAGCCCTCTGCAGCAACTTCCGATACTCGTCAGGCTGTGTTGCAAAATGTGTTGTCGGCATATACACATTTCTCTGACTTGTGATCTGGAAGTGCCTAATAGGTGGTTTGTTGTCCTGTTTTGGTACAACCACAAAGAACTGAATAAGCTGTCTTGCCTGCTGCAAGCGATATTTCTCTGCCGCTATGCTATCGTTCCATTCAAAGCACTTATGAAGCTCTGACTGTTCGTCTCTTGCTTTCTCAAGCACTTGTTCTGGCGTTATCTCTGTATCTCTTCCGATTTCATCCAGGCACTTTGCGGCATTGGCTTTGAAAATCCCTTCTATTCTCCATTTAATTTCGTCCATAGGCTATCTCCCTACTGCATAAACGCCGGAAGTTCCTGCTGACCGTCTGCATCAGCTTTTAACTCTCGATTTCCAGTTACAGGCTCAACAAATGTTTCTGAATTTGCTTCATTTTTAATTTCATATGCAACATTTTCCTGCTCAATTTCAATTGGAGAAATGTCCTCAAACTGATCAAGTCTGTCGGATATCTCAGAAATATTACCATCTGTACTCGTATTTGCGATCATTTTGCACAAACGGTTGATTACAGTTTTCTTTGACATCTGATCTTTAAATTTTGTGTGTGTACTGGCAGCATCCTCTTTTAATCCGCCCATTCGCTGATTCCATGCTTTCTTCAACTGGTTAATATTCATGATCTCTACTATCTGGCTTCCATCTATCATTGTTCCGACAGCATAAGCACCTTTTATCTTGTCATTGTCAATGTTCATGAAGTCCTGCGTATGCTCATCAATAACTTTCTCACCATCAACAATGTGATACTTAAATGTATCGCCCTCATAGATGATCTCTGCGCTGATCTTCTTTAAGCCGTTACGTTTTGCCAACGTAATATTTCCGAAGTAAGATTTCTGGAATTGGCACTTTCCACCGTAGGCGATAAAATATCCCTGCTTTTTGTTAACATTGAGCGCCAATGTGGCCATTTCCATAAGTGAATTTACAATACTAGCCTGTGAGCAGCTTTCAAGAATCGGACGTTTATCTTTATCAACAGTCTCTTTTAATATCAGATACGCTCCAGTTAATGCATTTGCTACGTTGTAGTCTTTTGGAAATGCCAAGCCAAAGTTCTCTTTCTCTTTTAATTGGCGTACAAGCCCATCAATAAGGCCATTATTTACAATTAAACTGGCCTGCTGATTTCCTGCACTTAATGCTTCTGCTTTAACCGCTGCCATTATTCCTCACCCTCCTTAATCTCAATGTGCATCTTGTCAAAAAACTTGCTCAAATCATCAAATGATTTGAATGTGTTATTGCAAAATATAAGGTATGCAGAAATGTCGTTCATTAAATTGCCTGTAATATATTCTATTTTGCCTTGCGTCACTTTAAACTTTAACCCTGTTGGGAAAAGCACGTTATCACCTTTTGCAACCTCAACAGCTCCACTGTAGTATGTCGGCTGCTCTTCCTTTTTCTCTTCTGGTTCCTTTCCCTGCTCGTGCACAGTTTCCAGATCTTCATCTTGTTTTCTTTTTTCCAATTTTTTCAGTAGCTCATCTGACGCTTTACTTAATGCTGACAAAAAACTGATATCGTCAACACTATTTTTATAAACTCCCACGCCCATCTCACCTGTCTTTTCGTCCTCGACAAGAACGGCATTAAAAGCTAATCCGGCCTTAATTGTAAATCTAGTGCTCATATTATCCTCCTTATTTTGTTTTTGCCTTATTGTTGCAGCACTCTGCTTCGCTAATCTCTGGTGCTCTTTTGATTACCTTAATATTGCTTCTTCCATAAGCTTCTACCCATGAAAGGTCTACTGGTTCGTCTACTACTGTGACTTTTGTGCCGTTTGGAGTTACTGCTTCGTCTCCAGGCTTTAAATCTTCCTCTGTCGCAAAACAATAGCTTCTTTTGCTGCCCTCGTATCGGGCTTTTACATAATTATTCATTAGCTTTCTCCTTTTAATAATTTTTACTGTTTAATTTCTTTTGCAAAGATTGATGGAGAAAAGATACAAACTGGACGAACGCCGCACCTGCCGTAGCAACCGTAGCTGTCGACGTAGCCGGACGAAAGAACAACGGCAGTCCACATATAATATTCGTTGCACGGCGTACTCCATGGAGTAAGTAACCACCAGCAATACCCTTCGTTTGGGATCAGGCTTCTGTATTTTCTGTACTCGTCAAGAGTAAGCAGCGAAACCTTGTCTTTACATGCTCTGTATTGATTCTGCCCATCAACAGACAGTAAATCCCTCTCAAATTTAATAACATTCTCCTCTCCAATTTCATTTTCTATTTTTTCAAGGAGATCACTATTCAGATGCTGACGTAGTTCACTGATTCTCCAGTCATTTATGTCTGGATCAAATCTCATCAACTCTGATTTTTCTGCAAGGCACATGCAACCCGAATCAAGAACATCAAGGATTTTCCATTTTAGCCCTGCAAGTTCGAACTGATTACCTGCTTTAGGCTCAACATCAATTTTTCTTTTTGAATTGCCTTCTAAGATATTTACTCTTTTCTTTAGATCATTGAACTGTTGTTGCAGTTCTTCTAATGTCAATTCAGCCATTTATTTTCCTTTCGATACAAAGATGTTGGATTTTAGGATAAAAGCCGGGCGAACATTATTGCCTTCACAGCAGTAGCTGCTGTTGACATAACCAGATGGGCGAACAACTGCTATAGAATTATTGTAGTCACAATGCAGACCGCTCCATGCCGTACAAGTCCACCACTGTCTACTCAACTTTTTGTTAACAAGCAAATTGATATACGCTCTAACCTCACCAAAGGTCAGCGGTCTTACTTTACAGGTAAGCATTCCGTAGTCATCCTGACCGTTTACAGTTATTAGATTTACGCAATGTTCTACAAGATTCTCGGCTCCGATTTCGGATTCAATAGCCGGTTGGATTTCACCCTCAATATAATTTTTTAACTCGGATGCCTTGTAATCTGCTGTGTCATATGCAAATCTTCTCACTTTCGCTAGATAGCCCTTTGTGATAACTTTGGTTATTCCTTCGCATTGTTCAAGAACAATGCATTCCCTTTCTCCGACAAGAAATGTCTCTCCAGGCATTAAGCTAGCCAATTCAACCTTGTTACTCTGCTCTCTTTCTTCAAGCATTTTTACCAATGCTCTTGCAGCTTCAAGTTCTTTACTCATCTGTCTCCTTTCTTATAGTCGTGGTGACTTGACTAAATCGCGCACAACTCTATATTTTGAAATGTTTTCTCCATCTTTCTCAACAAAGTAGAACGCTCCATCATTCGGCTCTCTGAAACCGCTGTAATACTTTGCATTTACCGTTACCGCATCCTGCTCCTTGCAGTGGCTGCACCATTCGCGGATTTCTGCGCCGAGGTAACTTTCTCCACTGTTCACTACAACCATTCTTGCTTTCCTTTCTTTTCTTCTCTGGCGGATTGTAGCAATCTATGAACTCGTGTAAGTCGTATAAGCTACACCCTCTAAATTTCAATGTTTCATTTTGCTTCCATAAGCGCTCTGCCCTTACGCCAAATTCGTCTGAAAAGCTCTGGATCAACCCTTTCATGGCTTTCTGCCTAGCTCTTTTAATTTCTGTTGCCGTCCTTCCAGACCTTGGCGCTATTGCATCCACTCTTCTACAGATATGTCCAATCAGCTCTAACCGCTGCTCCTCTGTTAGCTTCATAGGCTTATTGGAGCTGGCGATAAATCGCCTGAATGATCTTGGCATCATACAACGCATTGTGTTTTACCCCTTTGGGAAGTGGCTTTCCCAGCTTTGTTAAGAGTTGTTCGCGTGATAAATCAAACGCTTCCTTTTCAGAAATTGTTAGCACTCTTGCAATATCCTGATTGATGTCGTGACAACTTGCTGATATGTAATTAGGAAGCTCTAATGCGGAACTTGCCAGAAGATCAACCAGTAAAACAAAATCGTAATGAGATACATCTGACACAAATTGAATATCACTCTCAAAATGCTTAAGCCATTCAAGAAGTGATTCTCGTACCTCATATTTGCTACCAACCACAAATACGGTGTTTTCCTTGTCTAGCAGCTCTGCAAGCTCCTTGTTCTCGCCCTTTACCACTGTATTTGACAATACATTTTCCTTAATCCAAGGTGAAATCTGATAATCTGCAAAATCATTAAGTTCTGCGTAAAAGGATTCACCGCTTGCAGATACAATTCCAATACTTATTAGGGTTGTGTCTTTATGCAATCCTGTAAACTCCGCATCAAAGTACAGATTTATCATCTTCCTTCGCTCCTTCCTTTTCTTTATATTCCTCTGCCTGCTCCATTCCAATAATGTAGGCAAGCTGTTCTTCTGTTAAACATGGAAGCAGCCGTGTTGCTGTTTCAAGCAATTGCTCTTTGCTTTCCCCATGATAAATAAAAATTGTTGATCACTCTCCTTCTTCGTTGTCTTCAATGTTGTTTGGATTTAGCATTATCATTAACAGCTTCTTCCAAGCAAACGATGTGTTTACGGTATATCCCTTTGCGGTTTGATACTGCATATGTACCACGTGTGGGTACTTTGCTTTAATCGCCGCGCTTACTGTTGTTGGTGTTCCATCTGGCATTTTTACATTCAGCACAACAATGTCGCCCTGCTTTGCTGTTTCTTTCAGCAGCTCCGTGTCTTTGCTCATTTCTCCGCTCAAACGCGGCAATATTATTTCTCTTAGATTCATACATTTCCTTTCTGTATGGCTCAGGCATTCTAGCCCAAGCCACGATTTCATAGCCTGAATCTTCAAATCCACCGTCTGGCAAATTTGCCTGGCAAGCTTCTTTCGAAACCCACCATCTAAATCTGTTCTTTGGGTCTGGTCCCCAATAATACTCATGGGTAAGTCTAGTCTCACCCCATCTAATTGTACACAGCAGATAGCCTGCGGTCTTATCTGGCATCTTTTTAGTCATCCAGAACATCTTTTATCACCTCTCTTAATTTGTATTTGCAGCTTTTCTTTTTTGCTTACGATGTTGTGACCGTGTTTTCGATCCAGCCAAGCAAATAGTTATTCTGGATACTGGAGCAGCTATTTGTCACTTCGCTCAACTTCTTCAAAGTGCGCTTTTTCTGCTCTGTCAAAAAACGGTATGTCTTAGGCTTTTCCTTTTTATCTGTCATCACGCCTGCACCTCCTTTCTACATGTTTCCGTTCTTTCAATGTAGCTAATCATGTCAGCAAAGCTTTCTGCTCTGTACAAGATTGCTCTGTTTGTGTCAGCAAGTAGTGTGTATGCACTATCAAACTGGAATATGTAATACTTATGGATTCCCTCGTAGTACATGCAATCTTTAAGTATTACAAACTTGTTGATATCAAGCATTGTTTGTTCCTTTCTTTCTTATGTAACTTCTGCTATCATTTCTGCCTTCATCCTGGCGAACTTGTTGATAAAGTGGATTTGCCCTTTTCCAGTTACAAGCGTTGTTCTTGTGATTCTGACACTTCCGTCCGGATTCACAACGGTACGCTCCTTAACTTCAAAGAGTTTCTGTTCCATCGCCTTCTGTGTCGGCATGTTTTTACTACCGCCACATTTAATTAGGTAGTCATTTTGACGCATCCACTCAAAGAGTCTGTTTTGCCCGATCTCATGGCCATTCTGGCAAATCAGTTTTGCCATGTCTCCAATCAGGATCGAGGTCCTGCTAGACTCCACTGCATCCGCAAAGATTTCTTTTGGCTTCATGCGCTCTGTGTCTGCAATCAGTACCTTGTTCTCTGCCTTGAGCTTATCAATCTCGTTGTTGGCAATCTTTAAGGCTCTTGCCATCACCTGTTCTGGTGTATTCCATGCCTTTTCGAGATCAATGAAGTACTGGCGGTACTGCTTGCCCTTGTCAGTGCGCTGAATCATACAGATCTGCTTTGCCATGTCGATGGAGATTTGATAATCATTGTAAGTTGTTATAGGATTCTTTGGATTATTGGTCGCTCTTTTTTGAGCTACCAATATAAAGTCTTGATTTTTCTCAAATCCATATGCTGTCATCCGTGGAAACCAGTCTTTAAAGGCTGTCTTGATCTCAAGTCCCTCATGCAGTTCTCTTGCCGATACAGTCGGCTGCTCTGACTCGTAGTTAATTCTCAAGAGTTCCATGTTTCGACTCCTTTCTGTTTAGTTTTCAATGTGCTTGTTTGTTGTTTCTAAGAACAGTATACGTCTTTAACTTTACATTGTCAAGACCTTTTTTATTGTTTTTATTATATTTTTTGTTGTTTTACAGACTTTTTTATTTGACTTCTTTATTGTTATGTGGTACAATGCAAAGTGAAAGGAGGTGAAAAATACAATGGAAACAAGATTTAAATTATTAAGACAGGAGCTTGGAATGACGCAAGAGGAATTTGGTTCTAAAATTGGTGTTGCGCGTAATACGATAGCTCAATATGAAAGTGGAAGAATTGTTCCTTCAAATCCTGTTATCACAAACATTTGCAAGGAATATGCTGTCAATGAAACTTGGCTCCTTACTGGAGAAGGCAATATGTTTAAGGACATTACACCATCAGAAGAAATTGAATCATTTCTTGGCACGCTTGCAATAGCAGGTGACGAAAATTTCAAAAAACGTTTAATCCTTTATCTTGCGCAAATGAAGGATTCAGACTGGGAGAAATTGGAACAAGTGCTTGATACTCTTCTTGCAGGAAAAGATATCATCTTTCCGCCAGGCACCAATGACAAACAAAACTAATTAACCAGACAGTGGGTATCCGTAATGCGGATACCCATTTGTTTTACATGCAAGGTGAATTTCTAGTTGCTATTTTGTCAAAACCTGTTTATACTATTTACATAGTGCAACACAAGCACAAAAAGAAAGGAAGAAAAGGACATGAAAAAGAGATTTGTAGCTGTACTGTGTAGTTGTATGGCATTGCAAGCAGTGCCAGTATTTGCAGAAAGCGAAGTGGAGACAGAAGCAGAAACTATTGATTATGAAGCAAAGTATAATGAATTGCTCAAAGACTACAACGATCTTCTTAAACTATATAATGAATTGCTTGAGGGTGATGAGGAAGAGAGTTCTGAGGCAGAAACCGAGGCAGAACTCCCAGACGGTGATATACTGTTCAAGGATATCCCTTGGGGAACAAATTTTGCGAGTGTGCAGAGCTTAACACCAGAACTTAACCTCCAAGCATCTATAGATCAGGCGCTTCCTGTCTATTCAGTTGATGATATTATCTATGGTGGAATTACTGGTGTTGACTATGATTCGACTGGTTTTATGGCAAGTGCTTTCGCTTCAAACTATCAGCAGCCAGCCTTTGGATATACAACATCTTCTGTATATGCGTATTTTGTTTGCCCTTCAGCAGACGGTGTAATTGACTATAATGTGGCAAATGCTATGCTGTACGGTGTTACATACGAATTTAATACAAATGATGTTAGCCCAATGGCAAATGATTTAAAAGAGCAATTAACAGCTACTTATGGCGAACCTTCACAGGATTATGACGAAGATTCTTTCTCAACTAAGGGCGGCTCATTTATATTTAATCTCTATGATGGTCATTTTACTATTTGGGAAACAAAGACCTGCATCTTATCAATCCACTCTTGCGATTATGGTAAGGATGCTGCCGCTCCAAGCACAATCCAGATTAACTATGCATGGAAAGATGCATCTGATATCTTAGAGCAGAATGATAAAATTGTTTCAGCCCAGTAA